GTTGTTTTGGACACCTAGTTTGTGCTCTAGGCCGACCCCGTTAACAACAACAAAACGGCGGGGTCTGGCAATCTGCCCGTTACGGCGCACGCACAAAGTCACTCCAGGTTGGCGGCAGGCCCACTCAAAAAGAGCGGGGTCTACCACGGCCTGTGTTCCGTGCACCGTGACCGGGCGGCCTCAGCACTTCTTTTCCGCCACAACCGCCGCTTCCTTTGCAAGGTTACGGGCGAACAATCCCCAGTCAGCATCGGAAAGATACGAATTAGAGACGTTGGTCATGGATTTGTCGGTGAAGTACGAGAGAATGATCCAGGGGAGCATGCGCGCTGTGTCCGCTGGGCGGATTTGCGCCTCCCGGAAGGCCTTGAGCACAGTGCGAATCGCACGTTCTTCATGGGCCTTCGTTCTCTCTACGAAGCCGTGCTCAGAGACGAGCCACTGCACCACCCCGGCAATTAAGACGGGGACGACCGGAGTAACCTCCAGCGCTGGCTGCCCCGATACACAGTGGTAGCCCGTCGTTTCTGCCACATGCTCCGCCAAAGACGGGATGGGGCGTAGACGGTCAACTGGTAGGGTCAGTGCCATGGCAGCAGAAATGCTATCAAGGATGGTAGCACGTCGCTCAGCTCTTTCGCTGACGTGGGGATGGAAGAGCTTAAAAAGCCCCTCTTTGAGGGTAAACGTCCCTGCCCACGTGGCGCGTGTTGACATGACGGGCGCGTTCCCGTCCCGCACATCGATCAGTTGATGCGTGGCTGGCACCGGCTCGGGGCCTGGTGGTTCCATCTTCACTACCGATCGTACCTTAGCAATTGCCTCATTTAGCGCTCTGTCCTCCTTCGCTGCCTTATTAAGGGCTGCAATGGAGGCACACACCTCTTCAAAGCGTTTGCGTTCCTTCAGCTTGCGCGTGGGAATGCGGCCTTCCAAGGACGAAAGCGGGAATTCCTCCAAAATGAAGGCGGGTTCCCGCATGAGCACTATCAGCTCATGATAGGCGCGGATCTCTTCCACTGATTGCGGTGAGGAAGAGAATGTGATTTGTGCTGGGTAAGCACGTTCGCCACCGAACTCGCCTTCGGTAGCGGGAGACGCAGGAGTTGCGAGCGGACTGGGGCGCTCACGGGTGCTTCCACGGCACCCTCCTGGACAACAACGCGTGACGTGGATAGCAAAGCTACCAGGTCTGCAATTAACACGCTGCCTTGAATGGCTTTGGGCAATGCATTGCGCATGTTGCTGGCATACACCTCGAAAGGCTCTGCCGCAGGTGGACCAGCTGTCTTGCTTGGCTTTCGCCCACCTCGTTTCCCACGCCTCTTCTTGAGGCGCTTCTCGGAATGACCGTCCG